TTTTTAAATAGAAGTATACATAATAATATTAGAGCAGTTGGTAATAAAAGTAGCCATGCTATGTAGCATTATTGTAATAGTCTTAAAGAAACTAATATTAGTTTGATTTATATATGGATTAAGATTCCAGGATAATATAGCAAATACAAAGTATATTAAAGATACAGCTAAAACAGTAAAGTAGCGACGGAACCTTTTTAGGTCCATATTGTAATATGAATAAAAAATAGAATAATACAATGCCAATTGTACTACTACGATATCAATGTACATACGCCATTTTTCATCTGGATTAGACCAGAATAATATAGATGTTATAAAAACTGATATTGCAGGAATACTTGCATAATATTTGCCTAAATATATAGCAGTAAGAAAGCTAAATAAAGCAAGGAAACTAACACCAATCATATATTTGTTCATAATAATATATAAAAATAATATAATATAAATATAAAAATGAGGTCACAAATAATATATTTTTTACTATTCTTAGTAAATATTGTAGATTGTTTTACATCTATAAATAATCTAAGTGCTTTAAATACAATTAAAATCAGGAAAACTGTAAATAGTTATAATAAAATAGGAAATATTGAAATGGCAATTGAGAATGGTGAATATAATACACCAAGAAGATATGCTTTATTATATGGAACAACCTCATCATTATGTGTTTTAAACTTATTTCAAAGCATTAAGAATCCACAAAATAATTTAAAAATTTTAGAAAATGTGCAAAATAGATTGTTTACAGATGCAACGCCATCAATTTGTTATATTAGTACCGAATATGGTAGTATGGCAGATAAATATAATTTAAATAAAGATGATTTACCAAATGGTGTAGGTTCGGGATTTGTATGGGATGATTCTGGACATATTATTACAAATTTTCATGTTATTAATAAAGTTGATAGTGCAATTGTAACTATAACTGATAAAGATAATAATAAGAAGGAGTATAAAGCTAAATTAACTGGTGTAGATCCAGATACAGATTTGGCTGTTCTCAAAATTGACTTAAAAGACAATGAAAAGCTTAAATCTATTAGATATAATGATAATGTTAAACCAGTAATAGGACAATTTGCATTTGCAATTGGTAATCCTTTTGGTCAAGATCATACATTAACAACGGGAATTGTTTCGGGAACTAATCGTGAAATTACAGCACCTACTGGTAGAAAAATCACTGGAATTATTCAAACAGACGCAGCAATTAATCCTGGAAATAGCGGAGGTCCTCTATTGAATTGTGATGGAGAAATAATTGGAATTAACACAGCATCACTTGGAATGGGTGTATCATCGGGAATAGGGTTTGCTATTCCAATACAACAAGCCGTAAAATCTATTAAAGATATTATTGATACTGGATTTGTAAAACGCGCTATTTTAGGAATATCTTATATGGAACGCAACCCAACAGTTGTAGAGTCAGAGAAAAGTGGTGTGCCAATTATTGACAAAGGAGTATTAGTACTGGATGTATCATCAGACTCTCCTGCAATTGATGCAGGTATTAGGGGTGTAACAAGGAATGAAAAAACGAAACGGGTAGAACAAGTTGGTGATATTATTATAGCGATAGATAATAAAGCTATAAATAATCCGAATGATCTAAATAAAATTCTTAAAGATTATAAACCAGATGATATGGTAAATGTGAGATATCTAAGAAATAAAGAAGAAAAAGAAACAAAACTAAAACTAGGAAGTTATAAAGGAACAACATTTACACAATTGGAGAATGAACGTGGAAATGAATTTGCAAAAAAAGAAGGAAATGAAGTTAATATTCCACTTAAAAATTTGGAACCTAAAATAGAGCCTAAATTAAATTGATACAATAATATAAAATTTCAACTCTCATATAATCAAAGAAATATTTAGGATAACCTATATTATAACCACCTTTGTATACGGCTTCGTGGGAATAATACTTTTTAATTGATTCTATAATATCTCCAATACATGAAATATAACATAGTTAATTTGATAAATATTTTTGTATTGTGATAACAATCGATATCAATAGTATGTTTAATTTTTTTTAACAATATCATTAATACCAATTCTATGTGTATAATTAAACTCTAATTTTTCTAAAATTTGAATAACATCAAAATATTTATTATTATTCAAGAATATATTGATAGAATATAACTCAAAAATGTGATATAATATAATTATAGCGATAATTAACAATATTGCTTGAGTATTTACCATCATCGTTAAATAATGGTGTATTAAACACTCTAAATTTTGTTAGATTTGAATCATATACTATATATTTATAATAGTCTTTAAAGACATCAATATTTTTTTTAAAATCAAAATAATATTATTTGCATTTAGTTATAAAAGTTCCTTTTGGTACTTTATCACCATATTTCATAAAGAATAATTTATCATAAAAGTTATAAGTAATTTCATCAGATTTATTATTGTGTTCGTAAAAGAAATGATTATAAATTATTTCAGTATTCTTAATTTTTTTATATGTGATATCATTAACATTATTTGGCAAAGGAATAATATGTGTATTAAAATAATACTTTAAATTAGAAATTTTATAATAACTATCGCGAATTGTGAGTTCAAATGATTTTTTATTTAATTGATTAAATGTTTTAAATAATATTGAATTTGATGTTTTTAATAAATAATGTAAATCATTATAATATTCTTTGCAAGTCAATGCAAGATTTATAATATTTTCCAAATTATCTAAATTAATAGTTATATGCTGTAATGCCAGAATATCAAGATCTTTTAAGGAAATATTATGATACATATTAAAATAATTTAAAATAAAAATTGATTTTTATTTTGGTAATAAATAGCAACTATCGATTAGTACCTTTTTATCAACTTTTTTGAATACCCAACGATATATTACATAATACATATTATTATTAGTTTTAGGATAATACATATCATTAAATTGAATACTATTATAAATCATAGTTTTATAATCTGCATGGACTTTTACATCTGCACTATAATAAGATATGTTAAAATCTGTATCCAAATAATAATTATCATTGTAATCAATAATACTATAATCATGAAATTTAGCTAAAAGAATACCATATTTACTATTATTAAATGTTTCAATTAATTTATCAACGCTTTGAGACTTAATAGGATTTGATTGTGCACAATATAATTTTAAATTTCCCATTGAATCAATTGGATTATTATTTTTAAAACTTGTTAAAACATTATCTAGAACTTTTTTAATTTCTTTATCTTCATTTATATATTTTTCTGATGTATTTTTTGTACTATTTTCTGTTTTCTCAAGTTTGGGAAAATCAAATGCTTCTTTTTGTGCATCTATAATTTCAATAATACGATTTGCTTCCTCTCTCAATATCTCAATACTTTTCTCCTCTGCACAAACAGAACTAATAAATAATGGACTTATTATAAATGGTATATATTTAAAACAATCTTTTCGTTTCAAGTTAATGACTGATTTACATTTTTTATCATTACTAAATAATTTCATATTTGATGTAAACCCGTAAGTAAAATTTACTAACAATAAACTAAGAATAATATTCTTTAACATTTATATTATAAATAAAAATAAGTTTTATATATATATTTACATAATATCATAAGAACGTAATTGTCCGATATCATATTCTTCTTTTACATCTATTTTGAGATTTTTGAGCATACTATTGTAATCTTCTCCACTAACTTCATTTCCTGATGGAAAGATCGCTCCTTTAACAGGATTTTTAAGCATTTTATCAATTGACAGCGGTTCATTATTATTTTTGTAGTCTTCGCCAAAAAAACATTCCTTAACACTCTTCCCCATTTCTTTGCATGTTTTGAGTGATTTATACATATCTACGGGCTGTGCTGTATCTTTGTAATACACTTCAAATGTTTTCTTAGATCCATTATTTGTATCAGCCGCGGCTACAAGAACATCAGCCAAATCCATACGTGAAATTATCCCACTCTTAGATACTCCCTGATTAAATTCTACTTCTTTTACACCTCTGCGCTCACCCGGTGATAACATACCGGGTCTAACAATTGTATAAGTCATATCACTCGGGGTATTTTCATATAATATGCGTATACGCTCTTCTCCTACTTGTTTCTTAAAGCAACTATCACAACTTGCAAATCCCCTGTCAATTGCTTCTCCATAGTCTTGTTTGCCTTTTTGACATTTTGCACAAATAGACGAAACAATAACCAATTGTTTAACACCACAACTAATAGCTTCTTTTGCTACATTTACCAACCCAATATCTTCAACATTATAACTTGGTTCGGCAACATCGCTATTATCTTCATTTTTTTTCATATCATCATAGCTTTTTGTCCCGGGAGTACCAGTTAGTTTTACTTTTGGACGCGATGCAGCACAATAAATAACTGAATCAGCTTTTTTCATAATATTTTTTAAACTATCTTCATTGATTACATCTGCAATAGCGGAAGTAATTTTATTTTTATCTTTAATATTATCAATAACTAATGTATTAATCTTAGCATGTTCTCTATCAACAATATTAACTTTACGTCGCGTAACAGCTACAACATCAAAACCTTTTTCTAATAGAGCTCTCACTGTATCACCACCGGTATATCCGGAAGCACCAAAAACAACAGCTCTTTTTGGAATAGCATTGGTCTTAGTAGGATTTGTCAAAATAGTTAATAATGTATATGAAGCTGGTTGTGTTATTTTAATTAAATTTCTCCTACTAATATCATTTGAAAACCTAGATTTTAATTTCATAATATCGGGTTGGTTTCTTTTCAATTTATAATGATTAATAGTATTAATCTGCGAAAAAGCATAACCGTATACAGAAAGTGATAATAATATAATATGTTTAATCATTTTAATATATAATAATAATATATTTTTTATATATAAAACTATTAATTAATTATCATATAATTATGATAAATATTGCATTTTGGTCTAATCAATTGGGGGAAAGAGGAACAGAAATAGCAATGTATGATTATGCATATTATAATCAAACAATATTAAACAATAAGTCATATATATTTTATGAAAAAAATAACGAAAATAATAATGTGGAAGTTATCAATAAGTTTGCAAGATATTTTCAGATTATTGGTGTTGATAATTTTAGCAATGTAGACAATTATCTTATTGAAAATAAAATTAAAATAATTTATATTATCAAATCTGGACATAATGATGGTAGATTAAGTAATGTAGCAAAAAATATTATTCATTGTGTATTTACATGTAATGAACCACATGGAGATGTATATTGTGTTGTATCGGATTGGGTTAAGAATAATAAAAGAGGTAATATAAATGCAAATAAAATTTTAACATTACCACATATAGTATCATTGCCTGAGCATAATAACAATATGCGAAAAGAATTGAATATACCCGTGGATGCGAAAGTATTTGGTAGACACGGTGGTTATAATACTTTTAATATCAATGTAGTTAAAAATGTAGTATATGATATTGCTTTAAATAACAATGAAATATATTTTTTATTTTTAAATACTGAGAAATTCTGTAAAAAATTACCCAATATTATACATTTAGATCCAATTATAGATTTAGATGATAAAAGAAAATTCATAAATACATGTGATGGGATGTTATGGGCAAGGTCAGATGGAGAAACCTTTGGGTTATCAATAGCTGAATTTTCAATATGTAATAAACCAATAATAGCTTGTAAAACAGGTGATTTAGCTCATGTTGAAATATTAAAAGATAAAGGCATGTGGTATAAAAATATACAAGAATTAAAAAATTTAATTATAAATTTTAAAATAGATAATTCAGTAGATTATAATTTATATAGAGACAATGCACCTGAAAAAATAATGAAGATTTTTGAAAACATTATTTTGTATTTAAAATAATATTTTATGTTTATAATGTATAGAATATACTATACATGTATATCAAAGATAAAAAAGAAAAAGTATGTGGTAAAGATAAAACAATTTATACTTTAAATGGAGAAAAATTTATAAAACAAATAGGAAAAAAAGGAGATGTTTATGTGTCTCTTGAAAAATATATAAAAAAAAAGAAGGATAAAGGGGAATGTTTAAATCCTATTGTAGATAAGAGATTACAAATTTTAAACAAAATCTTTAAGAAAAGCTCATCAGTAAAACATGTAGTTAACAGGAGTTCTTCAAGACGTAGAGCTAGTTCTTCAAGACGTAGAGCGAGTGAAGCGCGTAGAGCTAGTGCGGTACGTAGAGCAAGTTCTTCAAGACGTAGAGTCATTGCTGCGCGTAAAGCAAGTTCTTCAAGACGTAGAGCTAGTGCCGCACGTAAAGCTAGTGTGGTACGTAGAGCTATTTCTTCAAGACGTAGAGCTAGTATAGCGCGTAGAGCTAGTTCTTCAAGACGTAGAGTCATTGCTGCC